ATGTTTGGTAAATTATTAAAATATGAATTTAAATCGACAGCTAAGTGGTATTTATTGATCACCCTGATCGCACTAGGTTTGTCAGTGATTACAGGTGTTATTGGTGGAAGTGCTACAAACGGTTTTGTGGATATGGAAACCAATAGTATGCAAATCATAACTGGGACTCTTGGGATTCTCATTTTTGGAGGAGTCATTGGTCTTTATCTTAGTAACTACTATATTATTATTCGTCGTTTCTATTCCAACTTATACGGACGTGAAGGTTACTTGACCTGGACCCTTCCAGCTAGCCCTCATGCGATCATTTTGTCTAAATTTGTGGGAGCTTTAGTAGCGAGTCTTTACTGCCTATTCCTTCTATTTTTTAGTGGTTTTATCACAATTATTGTGATGGGCGCTGTCATTGGTCAAGACCTCTCTCCTGTATTTAGTATTATCGCTGAGGCTTTTAGTCATTCTATTGCTTATTGGATTATCATCTGGTGGATTTTTACCACAGCTTCAGGAATCTTACTATTTTATGTATCAATCGCACTTGGCCAACTGTTCCAAAATCGTCGTGGATTGAAGGCTATTCTGTTTTTCTTTCTCTTGTGCCTTGTGTTAAGTATCATTGGTACAGCAGTCAATCCATTAAAAGATTCATATGCTGTCGGATATGCATTGGTTTATGGAAATATTGATGAATTTGGACCAAACTTCATCCCAGGTCTCATTTATGAAGTCATTAAGATTGTTTCTATGTACTTCACCATTCACTACATCAGCAAGTACAAGTTGAATCTTCAATAATAACAGTAAATTGAGCAAGGAGCTCTCCAGTGGAAGCCTTCTTGTTCAATTTTTTTCTTTTGCATTTTTAGCTACATTTTGATATACTAATTGTATTCGTTTTGGGGTCGTTACGGATTCGACAGGCATTATGAGGCATATTTTGCAACTCATCTAGCGGATGTAAAACGCCAGTTAAATATAACTGCAAAAGATAATAATTCTTACGCTTTAGCTGCCTAAACACCAGCAGGCGTGACCCGATTCGAATCGCTCGTGTTTGATGACAGGTCTTTATTTTAGCGAGATACGATCTAACTTTGTCTAGAAGTTAGATAAGAGATTGATAGACTCGCAGGTACAGGGCTTGAGTTATGTGTCATGTAGCTGTTAAACTAAGACATAACCTATGGTTGTAGACAAATATGCTGGCAGGTGTTTGGACGTGGGTTCGACTCCCACCGGCTCCATATATACTTTCTAAAACTTCTTAAAACTTCCCAAAACATTGATAATTCAATGTTTTTTATTTTTATACTTTCTATTCTTTCCCATACCTTTTTGAAATGAACAGACCCAAAAACAGACCCTTTTTGAAAAGAGTCTGTCCTGATAGCTGATGGGTTTAAAAATCTATATAATTAGCAAATTTCTCGCCAATATCATCTTTGGCCTGTTTGGTGATATGTGTGTACACATTCATGGTTGTCTTGAGATCACTGTGTCCTAGTCGATGCTGGACCTGCTTCAATGTCATTCCAGCTTCAAAGCATAGGCTGGCATGCGTATGCCTAAAACCGTGAATCTTGATAGGTCTGACCTCAGTCCCTTTGACAATCTGCAAAAGCCATTTTCTTGGTAGTGAACTTGGAATTGGCTTTCCTTCAGGACTTTCAAAAATGAAAGTGGTAGTAGGATTCATTTCTCTGTACTCTGATAGCAGATCAATTGTCCTTTGATCAAGGCTAATCAGTCGGACACTACTCTTGTTTTTAGTAGCTCCCACAGATTCGCCCTCAAAACCTCTTGTAATGGCCTTGTTTATGCTCAAGGTGTTATCTATCCAGTCAGTCCATTTGAGAGCTAAAATCTCCCCTTTTCTGGCTCCTGTGAACGCAAAAAGACGAAACATGACTTTCTTCCTCAGATCATCCGTATCATCCACTAATTTCATGAATGCTTTTAACTCATCTTTATCATAAAAATCACTAGAAGAATCGCTCTCTTTTTTGACAAGAGTGGTGACACTATCAACAGGATTGGCTGAAATATAGCCATAACGGATGGCATACTTAAAAATGTTATTCATCAGACCTTTCAACTTGCGCCCGTACACTAATTTTCTGGACCATTCATTGACTTGTTCCTGTAATTGAAGAGGAGTGATGGAAGCAATTTTTTGACTACCAAAAACAGGATAGATGTGATTTTTGATGTTTCTTTGAGTCTTGATGTAAGTGCTATCCTGAACAGTGTCAGCGTACTCTTTGAGCCATTTCTTTGCTACCTCTTCAACTGTTATATCTTTTTTTGTTTGCTCCCCATTTTCCAAATCATCTTGAAGTTGTAGGAGTGCTGCCCGTGCCTTTGCTTTGCTTGGAAATCCTTGACGCTTTACGTACTTATCTTTTCCGTTTTCCTTACCTACATAAATCCGAAATCCGTAGGCCGTTTCTCCATTCTTCTTTTTATAAGATTTAATTTCCATTGCCTTTTCCCTCGTTTATTGGTACAATAGGCATAGTGAAAAGGGCTTTTTCAAGCCTATTTTTACGCCTTAACAGTATCCCTGTACTCTACGCCCCAAATGTCGAGTGCAGGGCTTTTTTGTTTGTCTTAACTCTTTATCAGCGCTTCCTCAATAGCATTCTTGATTTCCAATATTTTAGCTTTATCTTCTTTGTTGAATGTGATCGTATTCTCATCTTTCACAGCATCAAACACTCCACCTTTAGGCTCAATACTGCCAGGAAAAATCAACTGAAGATAGCCTACTGTTTTACCCGGTTCTTTTAATTGATAAGCAGTAATCTTTGATAGTAGTATAGATTTTTCTCCATCAAGCCCTTGCAATAAAGCATTGCTGATTGTATTTTGTCGAGCAATGCGAATGAAATGATCATCAATTCTTACTAGAGTTTTTTGATTAGCAAAGAAAAATGTCTTCTCATTTTCAGTAGATTCAAAAAGTTGAATTTCTTCTGATTCATCGTGTTTCTTTCCAAAAATAGCCATTATTTTTCTCCTTTTCAACTAATTAGTGAATTATATTCGTCTTTGACCATCGTTTCACTTGCGATGGTCTTCAGGCTGTATTTCTCCATAAAATGCAGATAATTGAAATCTCTTACATCATCCATCAATTTCAGCTCTTCTTCAAGCAAGTGATGGATCATGCTTCTGTCAGCTTGTAATTCGCAAAGCTCTCTGTTCAGCTCATATTGAACTGGAGTGTGTTCTTTATGTCCTAACTCGTGAAGAGCTACTTGTTTTTGATCTTCTACTGACAAATTAAAGTCCAGTGCTAGAACATTCAGCGCAGGATTAAAGAAGCCGGGGCTGTGCCAATTACTTCCATCAAAGTAGCAGAGATTCACACCTTCCTTGGCACAAAGCTCTTGTACTGTCATATAGTATACCTCTATTTATTTTTCAAATGCGCCTCCAGAACTGCTGTAATGAAATCTATGTCATCTTCTGTCAATGGTTTCCCATCAAATAACATAGATTGCGCAGCAATATCTCTGAGGTCCAATGGTGCAGAAGCATCACCATCTCTTGCAATATTTGGATTTTCCGTGCGTCCCAGCAGGTAGTCGGTGGACACATTAAAAAAATCAGCGATTTTTGAAACCCGTTCAACATTTGGAGTAGATTTCTTCATGTTATAAATGGTATTTCTACTAAAACCCAATTTTTCTTCAAGTTTATTTAATGAAATACCTTGTTTGTCAGCCAATTCTTTTATTTTTTCAAATGTAAAAAACATTGATTTATCAACCTTTCCGAGGCATGACAAAAAATATTTAATAAATTTACTACAAAACTGTTGACAATTAGTAATAAATTTATTACAATACTATTTGTAAGCTAAAGAGTTAGCGAATAAGACAAACCAAATAATAAACCTAAAAAACTGATTGCCGTCCGTTTGATATAGGTATAACTTGCTATTTAGTAGGTCTTTTCTCTATGTTTTGATTTTAATAAATTTATTTATCAATGTCAAGAAATTCGCTAACTTTTTAAATAATTTTAAAAAGGAGGATCAGAAATGAGCCAACAACATCAAAAATGGATTCAGTTAGTCAAAGATAAACTGATTTCAGAAGGAATGACACAAACACATTTAGCCCGTGCTTGTGGTGTGAAGAAACCCACAATTTCCGAACTGCTCAAATATGGTAAAGGCAGCAACAAACTGAAGAACCGTGTTTGTGATGTTTTAGGTATTGATGAAACATGGGTCGATTCAGAAGAACTGTGAGGAAGTTTGAATGGTATTGGAATTATTTGGTCCAGAGTTCAAAGATAGATTATTTGAAGAGCTGGTTCAATTAAATATCAAAGCATTAGATGAAGCTAAAAAAAGAACATCAAGACAGATCACATGGGTCTCCATTAAAGAACTTCAAGCGTCCACTGGTTGGGGAAGAACAAAACTTGAAGAATGGAGAGACCAAGGGAAATTTCAATTCCAACAATCTGGGAAAGGCGGGAAATACCTTTACAACCTGGAAGATGTTCAGCGGTTTTGTCGGTCAATGCAAAAATAAAAAGCACCCGAAAAAAATCAGGCGCTTAACAAAATTACTAAAACAATTATAACACAAGGAGGCCGCACATGGCAATATCTAGAGATATGACAGCCACAGAAGCAAATATCCTTAACTACATCAAAAAATACGCAACAAACGAAATGCCAGTTACAGCATTTCAGCTCAGAAAAAAATTTCACTGTGGCAAGAGAACGATAGAAAACATCATTGAAAGCTTGCGTGTAAATTTTGGGCATCCAATAGTTGCAAAGAAGAGAAAGCCCAATGGGTATTACCTTCCTAAAAATGATGAAGAACGGAATGAGGGATTGGCACCCTACAAGCGCCAAATCTTGACAGAACAAAAGAACCTGGCAGCAATCATGGCTGTCAACTTGAATGAATACTGGAGGAATTAAAAATGTTACTAGAAATTATTATTGCTTTGTTGATCATGGTGATCTTGCTTCAAATGATTATTATCAGCGCAATCAGTGAACGATGCAAAGAGTCAAAACGTGAACTCAAAAAAATGATTCAAGAACAACAACGCATCCAAGAAGCACGGGAAGCAATGCGCTTTGGTTATCACAGATAGGAGATATTAAATGGCAGAAAATATGAATGTACTGCCTCATGATCTACTAGCCGAACAAGCTGTGTTAGGTTCCATATTCCTTGACCCTGATAAGATTCACATTGCTTCCGAATATTTGACAAAGGATAGTTTCTTCAAGTTATCTCATGGGATGCTCTTCAACATCATGCAGGATCTATCAGACAAAGGAGATCCAATTGACCCCGTATCTGTCAAATCTTCCCTTGATTCTATTGGACAGTTTGAACAAGTCGGAGGGATGGCATTTCTTGCAAGTCTGATCAATGCAGTGCCTACAAGCGCCCACATTGAACACTATTCAAAAGTAGTCGCTGAAAAGTCTAGAGCCAGAAAAGTCATTGAAGACTTGAGCCAGAGCATTTCAAGCGTTTATGATGGCCAGAAAGACTTGAATGAGATCCTTTCTCAGACTGAGCAGAATTTGTCAACAATCTCAAATGAGCAAAAAAAAGGATTAAGGCCCATCATTGATGTGATTGATTCAACACAGTCTATTCTAGATGAACGCTCTCAAAAGGTTGGTGATGTGACAGGAACCTCAACAGGCTTCACTGATTTTGACCAAATCACAACAGGCCTTCATGAAGATAACTTGATCATTATCGCTGCAAGGCCTGCAATGGGGAAGACAGCATTTGCCCTGAACATCGCTCAGAACGTGGCCAAAAGTTCAGATAAAGCAGTAGCAATCTTCTCGCTTGAGATGGGAGCAGAAAGCTTGGTGGAGCGTATGCTTTCAGCAGAAGGCTTGATTCCATCGTATCATGTCAGAACAGGGAATCTCTCTGAGAGCGAATGGCGCAGAATGATCTCAGCGCAGGAACGACTGGCGAGAGGGAAGATTTTCATTGATGATACAGCAGGAATCAAGATTTCAGAAATTAGATCAAAGGCCAAAAGACTAGCTCAAGAAAATGACGGTTTAGGCTTGATTGTGATTGACTATCTTCAACTGATCGAAGGAAGAGGAAGAGAGAACAGACAACAGGAAGTCTCTGAAATTTCAAGACAATTGAAAATCATAGCCAAAGAATTGAAAGTCCCTGTCATCGCTCTCAGTCAGTTATCTCGTGGAGTTGATCAACGGAATGATAAGAGACCTATGCTGTCAGACTTGAGGGAATCTGGATCAATTGAGCAGGATGCTGATATAGTAGCTTTTCTTTACAGAGAAGCTTACTACAAGCGTGATGAACAAGAAGAACCAGACAATGTGACAGAACTCATCCTTGAGAAGAACAGGCATGGAATCCTTGGGACTGTCCAGCTATACTTTCTCAAAGAATATGCAAAATTCGCAAACAAGGAGGGCTAAGAATGATAAAGAAATCAGATGTGTCTGGATATTTAGCATTTTTCAAAGTTCCGAAACCACTCATCTATGATTCTAAGTACAAGAAATTAAGTAACAATGCAAAATTGATGTACATGCTATTATTCGATAGATTAGAACTTTCATTGGTTAACAAATGGCACGATAAAGAAGGAAACGTTTTTCAATACTACACTAATGAACAACTAATGATAGACCTGAATTGTAGTGAACCTACAATCATCAAAACAAAAAAAGAGCTAAAGGATGCTCAATTATTGAAAGAGGTCCGTCAAGGTGTAAATATGCCTAACAGAATTTACATCAGTGTTGTAAATGGTTCTATTGAAAGCTTGAATGAGGACCTAAAAAAATTTAAGTCCGGAACTGAAAATTCTTTAGTTCAAGAACTTAAAAATGTTCAGGGAATCAAGACTGATAATATCAATACTGATAAGAACAATATTATGTCAATTTGTTCAGAAGTAATTCAATACTTGAATCAAATTGCTGGTAAGAAGTACAAACCAGATACACCTAGTCATCAGAAGTACATCAAAGCTAGACTAAAAGAAGGATACAAGCTTGATGACTTCAAGTATGTTGTAGATGTAATGACTGCAAAATGGACAGGGACAGATTTCCAACAATACCTTCAACCACAAACATTGTTTGGAAATAAGTTTGATAATTATCTAAATCAGCAAATGCCTAAACAGCCAAATGTTAAGAAGCAAGATGAAAGGTTGGGATTCTAATGAATGAAGAAATTGCATTTTGTGAAAAACATGGCTGTCAGATCCTTCATGCAAAAGTGAAGATCAGTGGATCAGAACAGATCATTGAGATCTGCCCTGAATGCGAAAAAGAAGAAATCCTGAAGATGGAATCTCTCTTGAGGCAGGAAGCGAAAATCAAAGCCCTCTTGTCTCACACTTATAAAGTATTTGAAAGAGAGAGCATCTATTCTCAAGAGTTGAGAGATAAAACATTAGAGAATTATACAGCAGACAATTCAACTAATGAGCAAGCTCTAAACTTCATGAAACGGATGCTGAGGGATTATCTGAAATTTGAAACAGGGAATGTGATCCTGAGTGGGCCGCCCGGCATTGGCAAAAGCCATCTTTCCATTGGATTGGCAAAAGCATTGAATGAGAAATCAAAAGAATGCGAGAATCCAAAGAGTGTGATCTTCATCTCAACATCAGCTCTCTTCAATAAGATTGAAGAAAGCTTCAACGGAAGAGGAGACTTCACAGAGAATTATGCTGTGGACCTACTCAGCAAAGTTGACTTCCTCTTCTTGGACGATTTGGGGAAAGAAAGTAGCATGAGTGCCAATCTTAAAGAGGCGAATGATTGGAGACAAAGGGTTCTATTCAAAATATTGGATAGTAGGCAAACAACATTCTTCAACACTAACTTGTCAAGTAATGACATTAAAACAATTTACAATCAAGCGCTTGCTGATCGAATCTTCAAGGGAGCAAGCAAGCACATTTTTAAATTTCCTGAAACTATGGAAAGTCGGAGGTATTAACGAATGGAAAACAACAAATTAAAGGATCTAATTTCAAAAGTTCAAAAATGGTTCTATGATCGCAACTTACACACTCAAGAACCCAATAAGCAATTCCTGAAACTCTATGAAGAAATTGGGGAGCTGTCGAGAGGAATTGCTGAAAAAGATGAAGAAGTGACCAAAGATAGTATTGGAGACATCACTGTTGTATTGATTGGATTAACTCTTCAACTTGGTATCAACACAAAAGAAATCTTCCCCGAACAAGAAAAATTCATTTTCTCAGAAGCTGCAAAAACAGAAGATTATTTTGTATTGATGATGGACCAAGCACTAGCATCTTATTTCAACCGCCAAGGCTACCAACTCAAAAGCGTAGTACATGAATTGATGCGAATCTCTCAAATGCTGAACTATGATTTTGTGGGGTGCTTAAATAAAGCCTATGAAGAAATCAAGGACCGCAAAGGGAAATTGGTTGACGGTATTTGGATCAAGGAGGAAAGACTAAAATGAAAGAACGGTCATTTGAACAGATTTTAGAAGAGATGAATGATTCAGTAAATAAGCCAAATCACTATTGCGGTGAATATGGTCTGGAATCCATTGATGTCATCCGGAACTTTGCAGGAAACCTGAAAGGAGTTCAGGGATTCTATTGGGGAAATGCTATCAAGTATCTTTGTCGATTCCAGAAGAAGAATGGGCTTGAAGATCTAGATAAAGCTAAGAAATATCTTGAATGGCTTATTGAAGATTTGAAGAATAGCCATGAGCAGGAGTGACAGCATGAGAGATTACACGAGAAATCAGATGGATCATTTCCGTCAACAATTGCAATTGCTGATTCTTGGGAAAGGATTGACACGCAAAGAACTGTCAAGAAAATTGAATAGAAATCAGAACACAATTCAGCAATGGATCACAAATAAGAATATAAAACCAGCTCATGTCCAAGAATTATGCAAATTCTTCAATATTGATGAGAAGACATTGATGGGAGATCCAGAAGAATTGACAGACTATAGATTCTTTGACCAAGGAAAATACATCTGTACAGCTCCACTCAATGAATTAAGTAAAATCACTGGAAAAGATGTTTCTCTCCTCAAGTATTATATACACTTGAACGAGCGAGGAAGAGAAGCTGGCCAGTATAGAATAGAAAGGGTAATTGAAGATGAAAAGTAAAATCAATTGGCTGTTCATCAACTTGATCTCATTGGCAGTTATTTCACTAGTCATTGCTATCAATCTCAATTCTAGATTAGTAGATCAAGAGAATAAGATCAAAGATATGGAATGGACGATTCAGGAACATGAATTGAGCATCCAGAGATTAGCTGAACAGAATACTGCACAAGATACAATCTTGAATAAATTAAATCAAGAATATCAAATGCAGGAACGCAAGAAAGCAGAAGCGCTCAAGGAAGCCGCTGAAATGAATAATGTCGGAGGATAATAATGATTAACAATGTGACTCTTATTGGTCGGTTGACCAGAGATGCAGAACTACGCTACACACCCAACAACATTGCAACTGCTCAATTTAACATTGCATGCAATCGCAATTTCAAGAATGCAAATGATGAGTATGATGCAGATTTTATCAATTGTGTGATGTGGCGAGAACAAGCAGAACGATTCTGCAATTGGACGAGAAAAGGAATGCTTGTGGGAATTGTTGGACGAATTCAAACAAGAAGTTACGAGAACCAGCAAGGACAGCGTGTATATGTGACTGAAGTTGTCGCAGAAAATTTCCAAGTTTTGGAAAAACGTGACAACACTGCAAATCAAAATAGCATGACGGAACAGATGCCACCAAGTTTTGCCAGCCCAATGGACATCACAGATGACAAATTACCATTCTAATAAAACAAAAGGAGAAGAAAATCATGCCAAATTGGGCCAAAGGATCTCTTAAATTAAGAGGGAGAAGCGAAAATATTTCATCAGCATTGAAAGAAATGCTATTAAGCGACACTGTAACATTAGAAGAAGAATATGATGGTACTCTACTTGAATTCAACAACACAGCTCCTTATTTTTACATCAATGGTACAAGACGAGCATTTATTGACCAAAAACAAATAGAAGTTTGGCTTGAAGAAGAATTTTGTACCGTTGAACTGGATAATTTTGAGCAAGCATGGAGTGCTATTCCAGAAAATTATCAAGAAATTTCAAGTAAGTTTGATGTTGATATTAAAATTTTTACGTTTGAGTGTGGCATGGGATTTACACAGGAAATTGAAATTTCCAAAGGTAAAATTATCAAAAACGTTTGTAATGAATATGATGATTATCAATGGGAAGTTCCATTCAGCAATTTAGGAGGTTGAGGAGAACTAATTGAAAAAAATGGTTGTATGGGCCCTTTTTGATAGTGGAAATGGTAGCTATACAAAAGGGGTTAAGGAACTAAATGAAAAAGGTTTATGCAATATTGATGTATATCCAATAGGGATAGATATTGAGAAAAGAAATAATCACTTTATAAATTTGAATCTTGCTGATTATAGTCGCCTGTTTGGGGATAATACCTTGTTTAATACTTTGGATAAGCTACCAAAGCCAGATCTAATCATAGCAAGTCCTCTTTGTGAAAGCTGGTCGAATGCAAGCGCAATGACCGGAGGAAATGCTTGCTGGAAACAAGAGGATTTATCAGACAGTCTGTTCATTCCTCAGAAAGAAGCCAGTATGTTTACAATAAGAAATGCCTCTGATTATGAAGAAGCTTATATCAATTACAAATATGATTGTCAATTCATGAAGAGAATCAACGGGGAATTATGTGCTTTTAACACCATTGAAATCATCAAGCGTTATAAGCCTATGTATTTTGTAATTGAAAATCCAGCAAGTGGCCGCTTATGGAAATATATCGATGAGGTCATAGGTTTTAAACTACCCTACCTAAATCTTACAAGGTATAACAATTATGATTACCCATTACAGAAACCAACGAAATTTGCAAGCAATCTATATTTAGGTTTAAAGAACGACATTATCAAGCAAGAAATTGAATGGGGAAATTTTTCCAAATCATACAATGAACGTTCTAACATCCCGCAAAAACTAGTTATTGAGATATTTACAAAAATTTATAAAGATTTTTTGAGACTACAACTGAACACATAACAGAAACGGAGTAGTATTTGATGGAATTACAAGATTTTATATTCACACTTTTCTCAATCATTTGGGGAGCTGGCTTCCTGTGGGCCTTCAGTGTAGTTTTTAAAACCAGGAGAAAGAAATGAAGATGTATGTTGTAAGAAAATATCATGGTCATGCAAGTTGGATTGATCCGAAACATTTAGCTGAATACACTGAAGCCGAGTTTGAAACAAGACATGAAGCACTTGCTCATTGTGAGAAGTTAAAAGGAAAAGGGATAGTAGAAATCTATCAAAGAGAGGTTACTGAATGAAAAAATTAAACAACAGAGAATTGTTTAACCTTGATCAAGAATTATTCAATTTTCGTGGAATTGACCGGGCAATCTGGACACGCAAAGCAGAATTGATGGCAAAGAACGGTGATGACCTTGTTGGTGGTGGCAAGTCTGGCATCAGCAAGCCTACAGAAAACACAGTGATGAAATTTGCCACTGATGTGACACTGAAGAATCTTGAGCTGTTCAAAGAGACTGTTGAATCTTTCAAGAAGCAACTGACAGGAGAACAGCTTGACATCTTCTATCTAAGATGGGGGCAAGCAAATCTTGATTGGGAAGAAATCGCAGAAAAGCAATTTGTCAGCAATGCCACGATTTACAGGAAGCGTGCTGGGATCTTGGAGACCTACGCAAGAATGAAAGGTGTACTATAAATTGAGAATATAAGATATTGTATTCTCACACAAAATAAAATACTATAATCTTGTTCATGATAATCACATCATGGACGAGAGGGTCTCCTAATAGTGGTTAGGGAGTTAGCTCAAACGGTTAGAGCATGCTGGCGGAAAACAGCAGAAACAGGTTCGATTCCTGTACTCCCAATTCCTTATGAAATCAATTTTAATATAGAGAGGGGGAAGCGTATGGAAGAGGTCTCACCCATAAAAGACACGGATGACATTCAAGCCATGAAGGACTACCTGAGAGAGTGGAATGAAATGTATTACATGCTATTCATCACTGGTCTCAACACAGGCTTGCGTGTAGGTGACATCCTCACACTCAAGGTCAAAGATGTTCAGGGATGGCACATCAAACTACGAGAGAGAAAGACTGGCAAGCAGATTTCCCGTAGAATGACAAAAGAGTTGAAACGAGAAATGAGGAAGTATGTTGAAGGGAAGCCATTCCATCATTTCTTATTCAAGAGCCGGCAAGGAGGAAATAAGGCCATCACTCGTGAACGAGCTTACCAGATCATCCATGAAGCTGCTGAAGAATTGGGCATTGACAATGTAGGAACTCATACAATGCGCAAAACATTTGGATACAAATACTACAATAAAACAAAGGACGTAGGCACACTACAGAAGATGTTCAATCACTCGTCTCCAGCCATAACGCTGAGATATATCGGAATTGAACAAGCTGAACTAGATGATGCTTTAAGAAACTTTGTTATTTAATTTTATAATTTTGACATTAACATAATGAGTTAGGCATAAGCTAGAAAAAGAGAAACGAATGAAAGCTATATCCTAAAAGGATTTCAGAAACAAGGCGAGCTTAACAAAATACAAGATATGTGAAAGTGAGGGGGAGAAACATGGTAAAAGATGGAATAATAAAAGTGAAGGTTTTTGGGAAAGATAAAAATGACAAGAGAGATGATAGGTCTGTAGTTCAACTGGAAAACAGACTTACTGTTTCAATTCCGGAGTCTATGATTTACACAGGATTCAAACCAACTGTGAAACAATATGTTGCAAAATGGTTTGAGGAACATAAACATGATTTAGATAAAAGCATTTGTCAAGTTGTTGTATCAGGCGGAAGAATCGCCTCAATGACCGAATTCAGTGAATTTGAAATATGGTTTGGAGCGACACAAAATCCTATCAGAACACTAATTAATATGTTACAGTTCGGATATGATGTAGAAAAAGAAAAGTCCTATAAAATAAAATTAAAATCATCTGGACAATACCTCTTGAGAAATCCTGATGAAGAAACAATCTTTTTTGGTGACACCAGAATCTTTTCAAAACTTACAAAATGGCAATTAGAAGAATCCGGGTTTGGTTGGGTGTTTGATTGTGAAGGTATTGAGATCGAGGAGGTAGAATGATGACTACAAATAAAATCATTTTTCATTTAACGAATAATAAGACTGCTGAGGCTTACGATGCGAAAGAACCAGATATCAAACGTTTAGTTAGTCAGTTTAATAATGGTCATCTAATGCATATTGCTAATATATGCATTAACCCCAGAGAACTAGTAGCCTTTATTATCGAAGAAATCGAGTAAGTAGAGCGATGCGATATTTTAAAATTTTATGCATTTTAGCTTCTGGAATATTACTAGCATCATGCCATGAGATTTCAAGCGGAACCATCACTGATAAACATATAGAGGAACCAACAATGATGTTGATGCCAATTTCATCTGGCAAGACAACAATATTAGTTCCAATGGAAACTGATAGAAAATACGTTATAACTGTTAAAGGAAAATCAGGAAACAAAATTATTGAGGAAGATTTCAAGGTGAGCCAAAAGGATTTTGAACATTTTAAAATTGGGGATAATTTTAAGATGGATTGAAAGATGAGAAAATAACCTCTTGTATTCTCACACAAAATAAAATATTATGATAGCATAGCTTTCAAGTATGAGAGGGACAGCCAATCAGTTTGGTCTGTCCTTTTTGTGTGAGGAGGATTATATGTATAACAAAATTGTCAGACCTTCTTTGAAGACAAAGAAGTGGGAGAAATTCAGAGATAAGATTCTAAGAAAACATAATTATCTTTGTCAGGAAAGTTTGAGATATGGAATATCAGAACCGGCTGAAATGGTTCATCATATTTTTCCAGTGTCTGAATATCCTGAACTAGAATTCCAAGAATGGAATTGTTTGCCTCTCACTAACAAGCGACACAATACTTTTCACGATAGAAAGAATGATAAAGTTATTGGTCAAGGAATTTTTTGGCAAAAGAAACGAAAAAGGGAATTTTTAAATTTTTACAAAAATCGAAAAAATGAAATTTTGTAAAAATCGAATTTTTTAATTTTTCAATTTTTTAATTTTTCAATTATCCCCCCCATCTAAAAAAATTTTTTTCGAGCGTATGGGAACCGGTGAAGGGAACTTTTTCCAAGTCGGGACCGCTCAGACAAAAAGGGGATAAAAACTAAAGGGATTTCAGGAAGGAGGCCTAGTTTTTGGCAAAACCAGTCACAGCTAAATCTATCAAGTCAAAAGTCATCAAACAGATGAAAGAGCTTGGGACTTATCGCAAAGAATTTGACATGATCATTGATATCTTTGCAGGCATGCTATATCAGTATCAGAAACTTGCTCAGGATTATGCTGATATGGGCTATCCTGTCACAGATGTCTATGTGAATAAGGCAGGAGCTGAGAATGAACGCAAGGTCCCCATTCTCACAGCAATGGAAATTCTACGAAAAGATATACTCAGTTATTCCAATCAATTGATGATGAATCCTAAATCATTGGGTGAAGTGGTAGAGCAAGACAATGGATCAGTTCTCACAGAGGTTCTGAAATTTAAGGACCAGATCAAAAAGAAACGGGTGAAAGCTGATGGGTAACGTGGATAAAGCCAAAGAATACGCTCAACACGTTCTGGACCATCAGGAAGAGCATTGTGAAGAGAACATTTTGGCAGCATCACGCTTTCTGAGAGATTTAGACAATCCTGAATTTGAAATGGATGAAGAGATGGTTGATTTTGTCGTTCATTTCATTGAACATACAATTGTCCATCAGCAGGGAGATGACATGTTTGCGGTGTCCATCCGTAACAAGCCATTGTTGCTTCAACCGTGGCAACATTTTGTTGTCGTGAATCTCTTTGGCTTCTACATCAAAGGAACGAATGAAAGGCGCTTCAAAGAAGCCTTGATCATGCTTGCCAGAAAGAATGGCAAGACTTCCTTCACTGCTGCAATCGCTCTGGCTTATCAGATTCTTGATACAGATAGCGGTTCAAAATGCTATATTGTAGCAAATTCTGTCAAGCAAGCCTTGGAAGCCTTTGGTTTCTTGCGGTTTAATGTTGAGCGATGGAACGACAAGAACATCCGTATCAAGGATAACAACCAAGAACATTCAATCACTGCCAATTTTGGTGAAGAGGGTTCATTTTTTATACAAGCACTAGCAAACGATGAAAGCAGGCTTGACTCTCTCAATGGGAATGTCATCATCCTAGATGAAGCACATACCATGAGAAATTCCAAGAAATACGGTCTTATGAAGAAAACAATGTCAGCATACCGGAACAGTATGCTTTTTGTTATCTCTACAGCAGGAGACATTCCAACAGGCTTTCTTGCTAACCGTCTGAAATACTGTCAGAAGGTGTTGAAAGAGCTGGTCAAAGATGATTCATTCTTCATCTTCATCTGTAAGGCCAATCAGGCAACAGATGGCGATGTGGGAGACTACTTGGATGAGAATGTGCTGAAGATGGCTAATCCCTCATGGGGCGTGACTGTCTCACTCAAGGCCCTCAAGGAAGAAGCAGAACAGGCCTTGAATGATCCACAGACCAGAAATGAGTTCTTCAATAAGACATTGAATGTCTTCACTAATTCAATGAACGCTTATTTCAATCCAGATGAGTTCATTGCTAGCGATGACTGCTATGACTGGACCATTGAGGAGCTTGCAAAGCTTCCTATTCGCTGGTATGGAGGGGCTGACCTTTCAAGACTGCATGACTTGACTGCTGCTGCTCTCTATGGTGTATATAACGATGGTGAAAAAGATGTTGATATCTGTATCACACACGCTTTCTTCCCTCGTGTCAATGCTCAAAAGAAAGCCAATGATGATGGCATCCCACTGTTTGGATGGCAATCAGATGGATGGCTGACAATGAGCAACACTCCAACAGTCCTCTATGATGACATTGTTAAATGGTTCATAGAGATGAGACAGAAGGGCTTCAAAATTGCTGCTGTCGGTATGGACAGAAAATTTGGTAGAGAGTTCATGCTAAAAATGAAGCAAGCTAAATTCAAAATGATCGACCAGCCTCAGCTATTCTATTTGAAATCAGAGGGATTCAGAAGAATTGAATTGAAAGTGAAGAATAAAGAATTTTATTATGTGCATTCGGACGCTTATGAGTATTGTGTCAGCAATGTCAGAGCTATTGAGAAAGTGGATGACGCTGTCCAGTATGAGAAGTTAGATGGTGATGGCGGTACAGCAAGAATTGACTTGTTTGATGCAAGCGTTTTTGCTTGTATACAGGCACTTGCTAACCTTGGTAAGAATAAGAATGTGATGGCTTACTTTGATTAAGTAGAAAGGAGGTGAGAAATATGGGAATCTTTGACAAATTATTCAAGCGTGGCAAGTCTCAAACGATGTTCACAAGCTTTGGCAATTCTGATTTGGGCATCATGTATGATGGCGATGGCTATATTCCATTAGCAAGGAATCCAGATGTGATCATGGCTGTCAATAAAATTGCTGACATGGTTTCAAACATGACTATTCAGCTCATGGAGAATACAAAATCCGGTGATGTACGAATCAAGGACGGGTTGGCCCGTAAGATTGACATCAACCCTTGTGATCATATGACAAGAAAATCATGGATCTTCAAGATTGTCAGGGACTTGCTTCTATTTGGTGATGGAAATTCTGTCCTACATGTGGAATATGATCCAATGACTGACTATATCAGCAATCTCAGACCATTTCCAATGTCAGAAGTGTCTTTCAAAAGTAATGATCTAACCTACATGATCCACTTCAGGGACACTGATTTCAATCCAGACGAAGTGGTCCACTTTGCCATCAATCCTGATCCAGACCGGCCTTATATTGGGACCGGTTTTAGATTTGCTTTGAAAGATATTGTTCGCAATTTGAACATGGCTACACAGACCAAGAAAGGCTTCATGAATGGAAAAAACATTCCAAGCCTTATTATCAAGGTGGATTCATCAAGTGAGGAACTTGGAACAGTGGAAGGTCGTGAGAAAATCGCTAAGAAATATCTGACCACAAGCCAGTCCGGTGAACCTTGGATTGTTCCAGAAGCTTTGCTGGAAGTGGAACAAGTGAAGCCATTAAGTTTGAATGACATCGCTTTGAATGAGTCAGTAGAAATTGATAAGAAGACAGTAGCTGGAATGTTAGGTGTTCCGGCTTTTGTGTTGGGTGTGGGAGATTTCAACAAAGAAGAATACAACAACTTTGTGAATACCACCATCATGAGCATCGCAACAACGATCACTCAGACGCTCACAAGAGACCTACTGACTTCAACCACACGCTACTTCAAATTCAATCCACGTTCACTGTATTCTTACGACATCACAGAGCTTTCAACTGTCGCTCAACAAATGACCAACAGTGCTGCAATGCGTAGAAACGAGTGGAGAGATTGGGTCGGTATGACTCCGGATCCTGAAATGGATGAAATTATTGTTCTTGAAAACTACCTTCCACAAGGGGAGTTAGGCAATCAGAACAAACTAAATAAGGAAGGAGGAAATGCCAGTGAAGAAACGTAATTCCTACATCGCTACTCAATTTGAGACACGAGAAGAACAAGAATCTGGTGACTTGATTCTGAGTGGCTACTTCATCCGGTTCGATGAAGAAACTGAGCTGTGGCCAGGCTATTTTGAAGTGATCAAACGTGCAGGAGTGGAAGAAGCCATCAAGAATGCTGACATCCGTGCATTGTTTAACCATGATCATAACCTAGTATTAGGGCGCACAGGGAACAGCACAGTGAGTCTCAAAGTTGATGACAAAGGCCTTTATGGTGACATTATCATCAACAGGAATGATCCTGACGCTATGGGAGCCTATGCCCGTGTGCAGCGTGGGGATATTGTTGGATGCAGTTTTGGATTTATGCCAATCAAGGTGGACACTATTGAGCGTGAAGATGGTTCTTATCTTGATACCGTGTTAGAGCTTGAAATCTTTGAAGTCAGCCCTTGCACGTTCCCGGCCTATCCACAGACTGAAATTGCTGCACGCAAGAAAGACTTTGAATGTCTGAAACGTGCTAACAGTGAAGCGTTAAATGAACGCAAAATGAAAATTAAGGAGAAATACAATCTATGAACAAAGCATTGATTTATGGCGCACGCATGCGTGCAAAAGCAAGCAAGGTTGTTGAATTGGAAGAAGCAATTGAAGAATTGAATGAACGTTCTACAATCGAAGCAGAAAAATTGGACCGTGCTGAAACTGAAGAAGAAGTTTCAACGGTTGAAAAGAGCCTTGAAGACATCCAAAAAGAATTGGAAGAAAAACAAGCAGAAAAAGCAAAACTTGAAGAAGAAATCAAAGAACTTCAAAAGCAAGTAGACGAACAAAATCGGAAAGCCCCAACATTCAAAGATGTTGAGCAACGTGGAGGAAAGAAATTGGAACAACGTGACGCAATTGCTAAATTCATTCGTACTGGTCAAACTCGTGACATTGAAGGTCTTAAAACAACTGACTCTGGAAGCGCTGCTTTGATCCCAACTGAAGTGCTAAAACCTCACTTCCTTGAAAAGACACGCAATCCACTCTTGGATCTTGTCCAACGTGTCAAAGTAAATAGTGGTTCTGGTAAATATCCAGTTATCAAGAAGACAGACAGCAAAATGGCTTCAACTGATGAATTGAAAGCTAATCCTGAACTTGGAAAACCAAGCATCAGCGAAATTGATTACTCAATCAAGACTTACCGTGGATACATTCCTGTATCTCAAGAAATGATTGATGATGCAGACTACGACATCATGTCAATTGTAGAAGATGAAGTGTTCAATCAAGGTGAAAACACTGAATTGTCATTGGTCGCTACCATCCTCAAATCAGCAACTCAAGCAGATGCTGCTGGATTCGATGGCATCAAGGATATCTACAACAAGAAACTTAAATCAATCTACAAAGCAAGTATTGTTGTAACTCAATCAATGTTTGCAGCACTTGACAAAGTGAAAGACAAAAATGGTCGCTACATGCTCCAAACGGATGTTGCATCACCTACAGGCTACTCATTTGGCGGCAAAACAATCTATCCAGTAGATGATACAGTCTTTGGAGCTGAAGGAGACATGAAGTTCTTTATTGGCGATGTTTCAGAATTTGTAAAACTCTTTGACCGTTCTCAAGTATCTGTTAAATGGGTTAACAATGACATCTATGGCCAACTGCTTGGACTCTTCATCCGTTTGGATGTTAAGAAAGTAGATGCTGCTGCTGGATTCTTTGGCACATACACTGATGTTGTAGCATAAGGAGGTATCACATGCCCTATACAGTAATCCGTCCATTCAAGGACATGCGTGATGAAGAACAACATGAATATCAAATTGATGATGTCTTTCCACGCAAAGGCTATGAACCTGATCAAGAGTTTGTTAAAGGACTCTTGACAGGCTTTAATTCAGCAGGTTCAATCTTCATCACTGATGAAGTGGTAAAGAAAGCTACTAAGAAAGCAGAAGAGGCTGCTGAAGAGGTGGAAACAACTACTGAGGAAGTAGAAGAAACCTCTGAAGAGGTGAAAACAACTACTGAAGAAGTAGAAGAAGCCACTGAAGAGAAACCAAAGCGCAAGAAAGCAACTAAGAAAGAGGAAGAATAGCATGGACACTGGTCAGTTAGTGGAATTACTTAAAATCAAATTAGGAATTGCTTCAAATTTGCGAGATAAAACACTAGAGAAGATTGTCTCAAGCGTCATCAGCGAATTAACAAACAATCTGGGTGTTGAATTGGTTCCAGATCGTGCTGACCATGAAATGTTCATTGTTGACTTTGCTGCTTATCGCTATGAAGGTGGTATTGATTTACCACGCCACCTTCAATGGCGCTTGCACAATCTGCAAATCTCTTCCAAGAAAGAGGTGTGAGATGTGGAATGATGAAATCACATTGATAGGTTTTAAAATTACAGGTAAGGACAAGCTCAAGCAAGATCTGACTGAGAAAGTAAAGACTACAATTTTTTGTAAGAAAAAATCTATCACACGATCCGAATTTTACCAAGCCAACCAGGCTGGCATTCGTCCAAATCTGATTGTTGATATTCACAGCTTTGAATATGACAATCAGGAATTTGCTGAATTTGGCGGTAAGGAGTACCGGATTTTGAAAACATATCCAATCAACCTCAACATCCTTGAATTGACTCTAGTGGAGAAAATGACATGAGCCAAGATCTAGCCAGTCAAATCGCTCAAGCATTAGCAGATTATTCCACAGAGGTTGAAGAGAAAGTTGACAAAATAGCAGAAGAAACAGCAGAAGAGACCGTCCAAGAATTGAAAGCAACAAGTCCAAAGCGCTTTGGGAAGTATGCCAAAACGTGGAAGAAAAAGAAAATGGGGAAAGGTAACTTTGTAGTGCATAACACAAATTACCGTCTCCCTCATTTGCTTGAATTTGGACATATCAAAAGGAACGGGGGACGGGTTTCCGGCATTGTACACATCAAGCCGGCAGAAGATCACGCTATTGAGAATTTTGAAAAGAAATTGAAGGAGCTTGGAAGATGAAGCTGTCAGAGTTTGCAGAAATTTTGGAACAGGCCGGCCTGCCTGTCACTTACAAGGCATTCAGGGAAGGAAATGTCCCCACGCTGCCTTACCTTGTCTATTTTGAAAGCTTGCCATCTATCACAGGAACAGACAATCAAGCATCATACATGATCCGTGCTGTCACTGTAGAATTGGCATTTGAACGAAAAGATGAGGAGCTAGAAGAACGATTGGAAGAGCTGTGGAATGACCACAAGCTCTTTTATGATGTTCAAGAAGAAAATTTTATTGAATCAGAAAGACTGTTTGTGAAGTCTTATGAAGTCTATCTATATTGAGGAGGAAAGAAATGACTGAAAACAAAGTTACATTTGGACTTGAAAATGTCCATGTGGCACCAATCCAATCAATCAGTGAAGCAGGAGTGATCACTTATGGTCAAGTATTCCGCTTCCCTGGAGCGATGGAATTGACGCTGGACCCTAAAGGGGATTCAGGATCAGTGAAAGCTGATAACATTGATTATTACTTCGTCAACTCAAACGAAGGTTATGAAGGTAAATTCAAAGTCCCACACATCATTGAAGCATTCGCAACAAAAATTTTGGGCGACATCAAAGACTCTACAACAGGAGTGGTTACAGAAAAAGCAGATGCGAAGACAACCAACTTCGCACTTATGTTTGAATTTGCTGGCGATGCTAACAAGACACGCCATGTCATGTATTACTGTTCAGCAAGTCGCCCATCGAGCGGATCAGCTACTAAGAACGGAACCAACGTGAATGAACGTGAATTGAGCTTCAATGCCAGCCCTCGTCCTGGTGACCAAGTTGTGAAACGTTCTATCACATCAGCGGATGATCAAGAAGTTTATAAGAAATGGTTTGAAAAGGTCTATGAACCTAATCAAGCTTTGTAATTAAGGAGGTCTTAAATGCGTAAGAGTGTGACCATTAGTGAAAAGGAGTATGAGCTTGTAACCAATGCTTACACTCCTATCGCTTATAAGAGTGAGTTTGGGAAAGATTTCTTCCAAGATCTATTTGGAATGATCTCAAACCAGAATATCATGCAAATGGCTGAAAATGGCAACAATGAAGTTGACATCAACATGTTGGCCAATTTTGACATGACCTTCTTCAATCGCTTGTTTTGGGTTTTCACAAAATCAGGAAATCCACACATCAAGCCTTATGAACAATTTTTCATGGAGATGGAAGAATTTCCTTTGCAGGACATCGCTCCAATTCTAATGGAAATGATTAACGACACGATGACATCAAAAAAAAACCAGATGAGTCAGAATCAGCCAGTGATGAAATCTTTACAGTAGAATCATATCTTTCTTGCTGTAAAGAAACTGGTCTCACGATTGATGACCTGAAGCACATTTCAATTGGAATGGCTCTGGATTATCAAACAGATTATGTGAATTTGCGTACTGAGAACAAATCAGAAACACGCAAGGCCACACAGTCAGATTTTGACTCATTCTAGTCTGAAATAGAGTGCTGAGAGGAAGAATCTGAGGTCAAGTTCATTGAATAGATGGACAATTGATCACAAGAATCCTTTAGGCGCTCTTTATATTTTTATGTGAAAGGAGGAAATATGGCCGGTAATATTAAAGGGATAAAAATTGAAATTGGCGGTGACACACAGCCCCTTCAAAATGCCCTGAAAAAAGTAAATTCTGCCTCTATTGAAGCAGCAAAAGAATTGAAAAGCATTGACAAGGCTCTGAAATTTGACACAGGGAATGTGACTCTATTGGCTCAAAAGCAAGAAGTCCTTCAAAAGCAAGTCTCAACTACCAAAGAAAAATTGGAAACATTGAGACAGGCACAGGCACAAGTTGAAGCTCAATTCAAAAGTGGTGACATTGGAGCTGATCAATACCGTGCATTTCAACGGGAAGTTGTTCAGACAGAGAACATCCTGAAAGGTTATGAGAACAAGCTTGAAAATGTCAATAAGGCATTGGACGGAAATGGGAATGCCACAAAATCCAATCGTGAACAACTGAAAGAGCTTCAAAACGAGCAACAGCGCCTTGCAAGTGAAGGTGACAAAGTTGTCAGCTCATTTAAGTTACAAGAAAGCCAAATGGGTTCCAATGCTAGTGAAGCAGATAAGCTGGCACTTGCTGAACAAAAGATTGGGAAGCAAAGCGAGATTGTTGCCCAACAGATCGAGAATCTTGAGAAACAGCTTGCTCTTGCAAAACAAGAATATGGCGAGAACTCAACAGAAGTCAATAAGCTAGAAACTCAATTGAACGAGTCCAAGGCTGCCTTCAACGGGCTTGCCAATGAAATGGAGAACCTTGGTGAGTCAGGGAAGAAAGCTAGTAGCGGTCTAGAAGAGACAAATAAGCTTCTAAAAGCTGAGTTACTGAATCAATTTTCTGAGAAGCTATCTGAGATCAGTCAAAAGTTGGTTGATTTTGGGAAGAGCGCCCTAGATGCGTTCAGGGAAATTGATGAGGGAATGGACACCATTGTCACCAAGACTGGTGCAAGCGGTAAGTCTCTTGAGCAGATGCAAGGAATTGCTAATGGGATAGCCACTGAAATGCCTACTGATTTCAGCAAAATCGGGAATGCAGTCGGTGAAGTTAACACTCAATTTGGTCTGACAGGGGATGCGCTCAAAACCACATCTGTTGACATGCTCAAGTTTGCAGAAATCAACGGATCTGACATCACAAATGCAACAATTCAGTCCAAGCAAGCCTTGGAGGCTTACGGATATTCTGTTGACTATCTTTCTGATGTGTTGGATAGCACCACTTATGTGGCGCAATCCACAGGGGTTTCTGTTGATGACTTGATGAAGAAAGCAACAGATGGAGCGCCACAAATCAAGATGCTTGGTCTTGAATTTGATGAAGCTGTCACCTTAATTGGTCAACTTGAACAACATGGGGTTGATTCATCAGCAGCATTGTCAGGAATGACAAAGGCAGCAGGAGTCTACACCAAAAAAGGAAAGACCATGAAGGAAGGTCTCAAAGAGACCATTGAAGCCATTAAGAACAGCAAGTCAGAAACTGAAGCAATGGGGATCGCTATGGAGATCTTTGGGGCAAAGAAAGCACCTCAAATGGTCGATGCCATCAAGCGTGGAGCTTTGAGCTTTGATGAACTTGGAAAAACATCTAGAGAGTCAGCCGGGGTGGTTTCTGAGACTTACGAAAACACTCTGGACCCTATTGACAAATTCACCACAGCACAAAACGGTTTGAAAATCGTTATGGCTGAAGTTGGTGGAGCAATTGCTGAAACATTTGCCCCCGCCCTTGACATCATTGTGGATGTCTTCAAAAAGGTGGCAGAATGGATCAACAACTTGCCGGGACCAATCAAGAATTTTGTTGTAGTATTCGGAACAATCGTGACTGTGGCCGGTGTGCTTGCCCCCATCTTCCTCGCTCTTCAAGCTGCTGCTGTAGCTGTTGGAACGAGTATAGGAGGGCTGATAGCTGCTGCATTGCCAATCATTGCAGTGATCGCTGCTGTTGTTGTCGCAGTAATCGGAATTGTATTGGCCATCAAACACTTGTGGGAAACCAATGAGGGATTCAGGAACGCTGTTGAGACAGTCTGGAACGCTATCATGTCAGTCATCAACACTGTTGTCAAAGCTATCTCTGACTTTGTGATGCAAATTTGGGGAACCCTAACAACTTGGTGGAATGACAATCAACAATTGATCAGACAGACAGCAGAAACCGTCTGGAACGCTATTTCAGCAGTAGTGACAACAGTCATGAATGTTCTTGGTCCATTCATTGAAACTGCATGGAATAACATTTCAACCGTAATTTCCACGGTTTGGGACACCATCAAAACCGTAGTAGAAACAGCCATCAACGTGGTATTAGGCATCATTAAGACTGTGATGCAGATCATCAATGGTGACTGGTCTGGGGCTTGGGAATCCATCAAAGGAATTGCTGAAAGTATCTGGAATGGTATCAAGAGCATTGCTGAATCTGTATTCAATGCGATGGCTCAGATCCTGTCTAATATCTGGAACACTATTTCAAGCACTGCTTCAAGCATCTGGAATGGTATCAGCTCAACCCTTTCAGGTATCTGGAATGGAATTTCAAGCACGGTCTCAAGTGTATTCAATGGAATTTCAAGCACGATTTCAGGTATATGGAATGGTATCAGCTCAACCGCATCAGGTATCTGGAATGGTATCAAAGACACTATTGGCGGTGCTATCAATGGAGCCAAAGATCTAGTAGGAAAAGCCATTGACGGAATTAAAGGTTTCTTTAATTTCCAATTCAAATGGCCACACATTCCACTACCTCACTTCAAGGCCAGTGGATCACTGAACCCAATGGACTGGCTGAAAGGTAAAGGGATTCCAAGCATTGGCATTGAATGGTATGCCAAAGGTGGGATCTTAACCAAGCCCACAGCATTTGGAATGAACGGGAATAGCCTCATGGTTGGTGGGGAAGCTGGAAAAGAAGCAGTCCTACCACTGAATGAACGGAATTTGAGCGCCATTGGTCGGGGCATCGCCCAAACAATGGACCCACAAGGAACCGTAATCAACATCAACATTTCTGACAACATCATCAGAGAAGAAGCTGATATTGAGAAGATCGCTAATAAAGTATCTCAGAAGATAGCTGCTGAATTGAGAAGACAGAAAGAATTGAGAGGAGCGCCTGCATGGTAAAGTACAATGAATTGATTATTGATGGAGTTGGAACTTCATCATTTCCATTTGATGTGATCGTGCTGGAAGGTCCTACAATTCAAGTCGGTCTCTCAAAGGATAAGCTATTGAGCCATGATGGAGTTAGTGGATATATTATTCAGTCAAACCCTCACAGAGAAGCGATTGAAAAGAAATATACTCTTCAACTCATCAACCCAACAGAGTTGCAAGTCCTTGAATTCGTCCAATTCCTTTCCAAAAGGAATTTCTGGCTTGAGAATCAACAGAACAAGCTCACAAGATGGTTCTGTTATCAGACAAAGGTGTCTGACACTCAGAGAGATAAAACTAAAATGTATTCTGTGGAAGTGACATTTGTTTGTCACCCCACAAAATACATGAAGAACAACGATGTTCAAACTCTTACCTCAAATGGTGTTCTCAGACTACAAGGCAGTTCATTGGCTTTTCCTAAAATCACAATTAGAGGAAACAGCTCATCAGAGACCAGCTTCAACATTGGAAAGCAAACCATCAAGCTTGAACAGCTCTCTGAGAGCGCTGTGATGGTAAATGATCCACAGAATCCAAGCTTCTTGGACAAGAAAGGAAATCTGGTGAAGTGGTCAGGAGACTTCATCACAATTGACGCTAACCAAGATCAGAAGACTATTGGTGTGGTTTTGGGGCCAGGTATTCAATCACTTATTTTTGAAACCAATTGGGGGTGGTTATAATTCTATATCTATTAGACAGAAATGTTAAAACAGTAAAATGGAACGGGCAACCACTCCATGAAGCAACAAAAGCAGAAGTTGAAGAAGTAACCAATGTGAGCTACACTCTCAAGGTTGATTATCCAATCACAGACACTGAAATTTATAAGAAATTTCAGGAAGATATGCTCATCATTGCTCCCACTCCTGTCACTGGCCGGCAACTGTTCCGGATTAAGGAAATCAGTGAGCAAGATGACACAGTGAGCCTGACTTGTCAGCACATCACAGAGGACATCTTCAAGCGCTCTGTTCGTCCTATTAAGGTTTCAAACTCAACCTGTCAAATTGCCTTGAATGCTATGATTTCAGCAGTCAAGACACCACTTGGGAAATTCTCATTCTCAAGTAATATCATGGACAATAGAACCTTCAACACTACAGAAGATGAAACGCTCTATAAGATCCTGATGGATGGAAAACATTCCATTGTTGGTGCTTGGGAAGGTGAGATGATTCGTGACAACTTCCTGATTGACATTCCGAAAAGCCGGGGAATTGATCGTGGTGTGGTAATTACCACACATCAAAACTTGAAGCAGTATGAACGTAACAAGAGCAGTTCCGGCATCATCACAAGGCTACATCTTAAATCAACATTCAAACCAGAGGGAGCAGAAGAAGACACGGTTCTGAAAGTAACTGTGGACAGCCCCCTCATTGGCAATTACCCTTATATCAATGAAGCTGAGTATGAAAATAATGATCTTACTACAGAGGAAGAATTGAGAAAATGGGGTGAAGCCAAATTCAAGAATGGTGCCATTGACAAGTCCACTGATCAGATCAAGGTTGAAGCTTATGAGCTAGATGGTCAGACTGTGCATCTTGGTGACACAGTGACCATCATGAGCTTGAAGCATGATGTCATGTTAAAAAAGAAAGCTGTGGGCTATGTCTATGATGCTCTGTCAGAAGAGTATATCTCTCTTACATTTGATGACAAGGCTGGCCACGGTGGAGGCATGTCAGGCTCAAATGGAATTTCTGATGTAGCATCTGAAATCCTTGATACAGTCCAAAAGACTCAAGAGGATGATGAATACTACAAGAAATTGAAAGTGTTGGTTGACAATGCCAATAGGGCCTTTGAAGACAAGGCAGGAGCCTTGGAAAAAGAGATCACTGATGGGCTTGAGCAAGCTAAAGCGCAAGCCGAAGTAGTCAAAGAGGAGATCTCAGCACAAGTCACTGATAAAATCAATGCTGCTAATCAGAAGAACAAAAATGAAATTGTGGAAGAGTTCAAAGCTCAATACAATGGCATTGAAGTCAAAATGGAAGGCTTGCAAGCTACTACTGACAAATTAAAGACCAGTGATGCTGATATCCAGAAGCTGATCAATGATTTTAAAGATCAGACACAAAGCCAGTTTGTTGGAATCCAAGGCGCACAATCACGGTTTGAACAGTCAACTGAGAAAGCCATCTCTGACCTGACCAACGTAGCAAGCGGCAAAGCAGATCGCTCTTATGTTGAACAGACAGTGAATGGCATCAAAGAAGAATTCACTTCAATAGGTGCTGGCGGTGGCCCTAACATGCTCAGGAACTCAAGAGCAGATGAGGGCTTGAAATATTGGACTGAACCGAATGGACGAATGAGCTTCACTGCTCACACATATTACTTCAATGGACAAAAACGCATGTTTCTATTGAGCAGTGGTGCATCCGTCCACAGTCCACGCTTCATCGTTAAACAAAATACAAATTACATGCTTAACTTAACAGCATTTGATGCAAATACTGAAAGAGTCAAGATCACTTTTTGTAAACGCAAAAAAAGATCTATCAATGACTTTGACGAAAAGCAGGTAATTTTTGACAAAACTGGATCACCAGCCTTCAACTCAGATAAAGCTGTCAAAAAATCATTCAGCTTTAACACAGGAGCTTTTGATGAAGGTTATCTGCTCTTTGAATACCAAGGCAATCCATCTGGATGGTCCGGAATGTTCATGACTGAACTGGATTTTTACGAAGGAAGCAATGACCGCTTGTGGCAGCCTGCCCCAGAAGATCAAAATTATCTGGTAGAACAAGCGCAAGCAACATTTGAGCAGACCATCCAAGGCCTATCTACTCAATTAACGAAATTAGAGACTAAGACTGGTCCAACCGGTGAACTTGAACAACGCATGTTGACCTATTCTGAAAAAGCTGCTGTTGATGCGCTGAAAGCAACCAGACAGATTCTAGAACAAGGATATGTTGCTAAATCTCAATACACTGAAGATGTAGCTGGAATCACAAGAAGATTTGATGAAATCGTGCAAGCAGGGGAGAACCTGCTTAAAAACAGCGGTAATCCTCAAAATGTGGAGGGGTGGGGGTATTATGATCCCGGATTGAGTCCAGCAGTAACGGTCTCAACCAATCCTATTTACTACAATGAATCAAGGAAGCTATTCAAGCTTGATAATTCAACTGATAGTGGAAAAGCGGCAGCATCCCAACGTTTCAGCATCAAAAGAAATACAACTTACACTATTTCATTTGATGCGATTGGATCAGACAATCTTAAATCTGCCACATTCTACTTTTTGGCAAGGAAGAAAGGCGAGACGGGAACCTTTACAAAAGTATTCACACTTGCTGACAAGATCACTGTGCCACAAGACAGAATCACACGCTACTATTTCACAATCAATTCCGAAGACTATGATGAAGCGTTCTTGCGTTTTGACAATAATGGATCATCGAACAGGCAACCAGCAAGCCTCTACTTTGGCGATATTGATGTATATGAAGGATCTATCAAGAGAGCCTACCAACCGCCAACAGATGGCGGTTCATCCGTGATTGAAGCCAAACTTGCTGAATACAAACAGACGGTAGATGGACAATTCACGACAATCACCAATCAAATGGGTGACATGTTAAGAAAAACGGATATCCAAATCACACCAAGTCAAATCTCTTTTGGCACCGGCAAGAGCATCAATGGAAAAACAATCAGTTCCCTAATGGTCCAAGAACCAGACTCTATTGCTTTAATCGCTCAATTAATCAAAGTAAAAGGAGATATGGTAGTTGACGGATCCATCACAAGCAGGCATCTGGCATCTCAAAGTGTCCGAACAGGACACATGGAATCAGGATCAGTCACTACTCAGATCCTTGCTAGTAATGCAGTAACAGCGGATAAGTTACTGGTGGACTCCGCAATGATTAACAAACTTGTATCAAATCAAGCATTCATCAGAGAGTTGACTTCACAGAAGGCATTCATTACTCAATTAAACTCTATTGACATCGCTTCAAATCGTTTTACTGGTGATAGAATAGCCTCTTCTGATGGATCACTAACTTTTGATTTGGTAAAAAATCAATTAACAATGACAAACAACACAGCTTCGATATCAAGAGAAGACGCTGGATATCCAACTCAATTCATACGTTATGAGTCTTCTATCGAAAACGGGCAAAAACATTCCAAAACAATCATTGGTAGCAATCGGAATGGTTCGAAAAATTGGAATTCTGTCTCGTTTTCGGGAGTAGTAATTGATAATAATTCTAATAATGGAGTTGATAGGATTTACCAATACGGGGACTATAATAACATGCGTCATGCTTCGGGCGATGATGGCTGGAATTTTAGTGTAGTAACCCAGACATTAACTCCGGGAACTTGGAAAAAAAACTCAGAAATTTGGTGCAGGCATTTTGTTATCCCTAAAAAAACAAAGTCAGATACAGACAGCCCGACCGAATTTATCCGTCTAGATGAAAGTGTGGCCGCTTTATGGAAGCTGTGGGCGCATGCCCTTGGTCAAATTAATATGACCGGTGCAATGAAAGCGAAAGTACAAAGCATGCTAGAAACCTTCTCTTACAATCGAGATCATATTTTATAATGGAGTAAACAAATGAAAGAAAACACTTATGTATCAATCATCACAGATCTAGCTAATCAATTGGCTAGTAAATCAATCAATGAAGCTGAGTTCAAAGCACGATTGACTGAAGCACAACAGGAGAAACAACAGCTCCTCAAAGAACTAGAAATCTATCGCTCTGTTCTGGAATCTGACAAAGATTTGAAGGACCTATTTGAAGAAATTAAAAATAAGAATGAGGTAAATGCTAATGAATTATAAAGTGCAGTTCAAAGCCTATGATCCTGTGGCTAATGCCACAAAGGTTTCCATCAAGCAAGATTATCCATACCGGGTATTTGAAGAATCTCTTCCAAACAACCGCATGGCAGATGAAGAAGCAACCCTTGTTGAAGCTGTTCTAAACCTTGTACGGATGGAATTAGACCCTTCTGGCGCTATCGTGGCCCTCAAGAAAGAGCTTGACAAGTCTGTTGATGCCAATAAGAATGCCATCCTGAAGATTCAAGAACTCACTCAAGAGAATAAAAAGAAAGATGCCCTAATTCAAAATAACAAAGCTCTTGCTGATTGGTCTGTCCTTGTAGCTGTGACCAATCAAGACAATCCACTTGATCCAACTCTCTACAAGCGAGCGCTTGAGCTTGTGGAAGCTGCTCAAGTCGGTAAGACCTACAAAGAACATGACATCTTCACTCTGATTGATCCAGATCACACTGAGAAATTCAGTGAAGGAAAACGTGTTCTAGTGCAAGTCAACTATGATTTCACATACAACGGCGAATCAATCAAAGACTTGAAAGGCCCACTTCTTCAAAATGGCAAACTCGCAATCTACAATTGGGAAGTTCCAAAAGAAGAAAAACAAAACAAACCATCAGGAGACCTTGAAACTCAACCAGTAGCACAGCCTGGATCTTAATTGAAGGGAGTGTGATTGATGTATCAAGAACCAGATGGAATTTTTGGAATTATTGAAGTAGTCCGTGACTTCTATGATCACGGAATTGATGAACACATGATTGTATTTCTCTTGATGGCCATTGTGGCTCTAGATATCGTTTTAGGGGTAGCTAGAGCGTGGGCCTATCATGAGTTTTCAAGTAGAAAATGGAGGAAAGGGCTAGTAAGTCACACAGCTATGATTTTAATCACAGCCATTGGCTATCCATTCGCCTTATATATGAATCTTGGACCTGTAGTTGATGCCTTTATTGTCGCAATGATGGCAGCATACAGTTCCAGCATTCTTGCCAGTCTCTCAGCTTTAGGAGTTGAAATCCCTGGCCTAGATCGCCTTGTGAAACAAAATATTGATCATGAGAAATTTCAGTTAAAAGACGGCTTGGAAGAGCCTAGTAAACTAATCAAAAAAGGAGAAAAGAAAAATGAATCAAATCACTGATATTGTAGCAAGTAGCGCAATGAGTATTCTTGTAATTTTGGTCGGAATTGTTGTTCAGGCAGTCAAGAAATATCTCTTAACTCGTGGAGGAAAGAAAGCTCTTGAAGTTGCTGAAATCCTTGCAAACAACGCTGTGAATGCTACTGAACAAGTAGCAAAAACATTGGACATTCATGGTAAGGACAAGATGGAGCATGCTAAAACTAGCTTGATTGAGGGACTAGAAGCATATAACATCAATTTAACCAACGACCAACTAAACACATTCATTGAGGCTGCTGTCAAGAAAGCCAATGAACAATGGAAGAAATGAGGTTCAAAAATGGTAGCAACAAATGACATTATAAATTATTCAGAATCTTTGGCAAATCAAGGTGTGGGAGCTGATGCAGATGGTGCATACGGAACCCAATGCGTTGACTTACCAAATTCAATTTCTATCAACTTCTTTGGAAAAGCTCTCTGGGGAAATGCTATTGACTTACTTAATTCAGCCGCTGGTTTAGGATATGAAGTAGTATATGATGCAGTAGGAGTCAACCCACGAGCAGGGGCCATCTTCGTCATGGATACAACCTATCTATGCGGTCATCCTTACGGTCACACAGGAATTGTAATTGAAGATAGTGATGGAGTCACTATGAGAACCATCGAACAAAACATTGATGGCAATGTTGACTCCCTCTATGTGGGAGGTCCTGCAAGATACAACACACGCAACTTTGATGGAATTGTTGGATGGTTCTATTTCCCAACTGATGACACATCTGTGGCATTTGAACAGCCAGAGCCATCAGAACCACTGACAATTGAATCAAATGAATTCCATCCAGAAACAGGAACATTCACTGTTGAAGTATCTGCTCTAAATGTACGAGCTGAAGCAGGTCTTAGAGCTGAGATTGTCGCTGTATACAGTGCAGGTCAAGAAATCAACTATGATGGATGGATTGACAATGATGGCTACATTTGGATCTCTTACATTGGCGGTTCTGGTAATCGCAGATATGTGGCAGTGGGGCAATCTGAAAACGGGCAACGCATCACAGACTTTGGATCTTTTAAATAGGTCTCTGTGATTTGTAGAATAGAGGATTTAGATGAGCGAAAAAAATTCAACTAATCTGAAGCAAACAAAAGGCGGAGGAGTCATCAAACAAGGCGACTCCTCATCTGTCTTTGAATATGAATTATTAGACTATGATGGCAACAAATTCAGCTCTCTGGATGGTAAAAACGCTAAGATCAAAATAGCAAACGCAAAAGGGAAAAAGACAATTGATGCTGTTGTAGAAAATTCTAAAATTCAGTTCAAACTTGAAAAAATTCTACCAGCCGGCATCTATCAAGTTGAGGTTGAATGTGATGGTTTCATCTTCCCTAGTGACAAGAGTGTTAAAATTGATATAATTCAATCTATCGAAAATTATCAAATAAGTAACATTGTTGAAATTGAAAAAGTCAACATACAGGAAGAAATAGCCACTTACATGGCCACACATCAAATTCAACCATACAATGACAGCCAAATCATCAAGAGAATTGAAACACTGGAAAATAGACCACAAGCACATCCAGAGACGGTTGATTTAACAAACTATTTGACATCAGATCAATCGTATCAAACATTTGTGACCTACAGCGCTCTTCAATCTCAGATAGCAACTAACATCAAGGAAAAGCATCTTGAACTAGGCCTTGACGCTTTGTTTGATGAAAAGCTAAAAAATGGCGGTGATCCGTTTGTCACGACTTCCAAGCTACCAACGATTGACACTAGTCAACTGGCCAGCAAAAACGACTTGGAAGAGCTAAAGCGCTCAGTCGGATCTGGAAGCAGTACGAACACTGAACTTAAAGGACAAGGTTTCCCGTATGAATTAAACCCAGAGATTGGAACGACTTACATCGACACCACAGCAAGAAATGGAGCATTTAAATGGATTAAGAAGCGTGCTGGTGCCGGCCGTGACAATTGGATTGTCTTGACTGGAGATACCGGACGAGTAAGAGCAAGAAATATCCAGTCTACCCTTGGTTCATCATTTATGGAATTTAGACGCATCAATTCTACAGTTGAGATTAACTTCGGTGGCCTGTCTTGGGGCTGGTTTGGTATCAAGAGACGAGGTGCGCCTGGTTACGTTCCACAAGGGTCTGACCGTGAGCGAAACGTGGTTATCTTAAACGTTAACAATGTACCGATTGGATTCCGTCCTACTGGTTCAAAATTGGGCATGATTACCAATGACGCTGGGAAACGGCTTGGGACTTGGTATTTAGGTGGACCGGGTGACAATAATCAATTCCGTTTACAATTTGACGATCCAGTACCAACGGACAGGGATATCGGAGATATCCGCTTCTCCAGCGTGATATACACCACAGATGACCCGTGGCCAGAAACTCTATAGTAAGACACAACCCTCCCATTTTGGGAGGGCTTTTTTTTATTTGCTCTGAAATTTGTGTTTATAACAGACATTTTAGAGATTGTCTGGTATAACCTCAAATAATTATCAAAGAAATCTTTTCCTATTAAATACCTTCCTACCATATCTTTGATAATAATAAAGCTTGAACTTTCTTGAAACCTATGCTAAACTAGTAATACAAATGATGAAGCCGTGAAAGTTTAGAAGTCAGTACCTAAAACAGACCCTAAAATCTAAAAACACCGATATGATTGAGTTTTAGAAACTCCCACCGGCTCCATATTTTTTATTCATGGAAGATTACTCAAGAGGCTTAAGA